TGTGGGGGTGGGTGTACTATCACATAGAAAAACATTTGCAGGATGGAGGCATTGTTATCAAGTGCAACGATGACAGCGAGATGCCGTACACTAAAGACGTTCTGCACGAAATCTTTAAAAGAAAGTTTTTAATTAAGCAGGTGATCGAATCGAAAGGACGCAGTATTGAAATATTCAGGAGCACGACAGAGTTGTCAACAAAAGAATTTTGCGAATTTGTGAAAAAGGTGGAGGAATTTGTTTTTCAATTCTGGAAAATAACAACTCCAAAACCTAATGGCGCAATGTTAAAAATTTGGACTAAGTGGTTAAATGACAAATAAAGGTGAAATTATGAGCGAGTACGAAAAAAGTCTTAACGATTATTTGATGTCAAAAAAAGAGGAGAGAATAATCGGAACAGTGATAACGCTGTGCATTATTGCGATTGCTCTCGCTAGTGTTTTGTTGTTTTTTTAATTTGCAAATAATGGGAATAAAAATGGAAGTAATACAGATAGTTGAGCTACATATTAAAAATAATGGTTTTGACGGGCTTTACTCCGACGAATGCGGTTGTTTTATCGATGACTTAGCGCCTTGCTGTGAGATTCAGGGAAGTTGTCGCGCTGGTTATAAAAATACTCACTCTGTAACTGGTGAGTCGATTATTTCGTGTAACAAAAATATGTCAGATGATGATATTAAATCTGCTCTGGATTCAATTTAACGCCGAGATTTGCAGTGCGGAGCATCTGCAAGATTGACTTGTTATAAGTTGGAGGTTGTAAGAATGATTGAATGGAATGAAAACTTAAAAAAGGCACCAAAAACTAACAAGCCATTTTTGGTGAAAGAGAATCGCGGATTATTTTCTGGTGGCTGGCAGTGGCACAAAGCCTTGCGCATTGGCGACAAATTTTACAATGTTGAAACGAAAGAGCTAATTAAAGAGCCACATAGCTGGGCTTTAGTGGACTTATAACGCTTGCGATAAGCGGCGCAGCTTTATCGCGTCCGCTTGATTGCATTGTTATACCGCACATTTACGGAGGTTTAAACTTGAAGAAATATAATATTATTTATGCTGACCCGCCATGGGACAGTAACGGTCAATTTGGTCGGGACAAGAAAAAGGGAAACGACCAGCATTACCCGCTAATGGCCGATGAAACAGTGAAAATAGAAACCGCATAAGAAGGAATCATGACAGCTTGCCTTGGAGATTTTATGAAATTTGAATGCCCAAAATGTGGGAAGGGAAACGATGCGACTGATAAGTTGCCAGACAGCGCATGTGATGAGAATGATTTTACATGCGAATGTGGTGCTGTATTAAAGATTGGGTGGTTCGCTGAGGTCGAAGTGCGTGGCGTTGTTGATATGCCGCCTAACGCAAAGCTAACCGGGAGCGACTATGACGACTAAGAAATACGACATTGCTCCCAGCGCTCCGGTTGAGCGCCCTGTTATGCGACCTGGAAACGGATGGAAACATATTGGCGGAGCAGTGTGGGAGCATACAAGTAAAATACGAATCCATTTGCTTGGGATGATTAGGTTGCCTTCAGGTGAGTTTGTTAGCGCGGCAACTTACCCGAATTGGGAAGCAGTACACCGAATGATACGGATAAATGGCGGTAACAGAAAGCGCGGTTTAATGGTTTGGGCATTAAGTTATGCTGACTCTTAAGCCCTGCCCGTTTTGCAATGGAGATGCTGATATGGTGCGTGGCAAGACGACAGAAGGCCTTACAAAATGGTACAAGGTTTATTGTAAGCGTTGCCAAAATAGGACTTGGGAGCACCCAAAAAGAAATAAAGCAGTTGAAGCATGGAACGCAAGATTCCATGCCTCCTAACGCAAAATTAAGCCGCGCTGCATTAGCGCAAAACGAAACCGCCGACGCTATTAAAACCGAATTGGGCGACGGCGCTTTAAATAGCGTGCTTGCATTGGCTGGATGTTCGATTGCTGGCATTGCCACGTCAAAGCTATTTAATGCAATTGAGGAAGAAACTGGAATTGTCAGTGACCTTGGCGGGTTGGTTGATGACGTGTTTAGCATTTTTGATTGATGTATAACAGTTTATTTTCCGACATGGCGACGATATGTACCGCCTATCGCCAAAAGTCGGTTATAGAATAAACAAAAACAGGTTTTAAGAATGAATGTGACCATTGGTATTGACCCTGACTCACGAGCGCACGGTGTAGCGATTTATGAAAAAGCAAAACTTGTGGATTTGTTGTTATTAAATCACCCGCACCTGTTTTCGTTTTTAAAAGAAAAATCTGAAAACAAAAATACAGTCGTGGTCTGTGAGAACGTATTACAACTCAGTCAAGTTTTTAGACAGCGAGCAAACAAAAAAAACATGGCGCAGCTTGGAAGAATGGGTTGCAATGTCGGGATGAATCAGACAGCTCAAATAATTGTTGAGCAGTTTTGTGAGCACTTTGAAATCCCGTTAATTCTTGCTGCGCCATCGTCGAAATGGAAATCGACGGAATCAATAGCAGAATTTAAAAAAGTGACAGGGTGGCAAGGCAGGACAAACGCAGATACGAGAAGCGCCGCTTATTTTGGTTTTTTGTATAAGCATTTAGATCAGATCAAAATTATTTAAAAATCGAGGTTAAAAATGGCAAGTCGTGGAGTGAATAAAGTAATTTTGGTGGGCAACTTGGGGCAAGACCCCGAGGTGCGTTATACCCCAGCAGGGGCAGCCATTGCTAACATCAGCGTGGCGACCTCGGAAGCCTGGAAAGACAAACAGTCTGGACAGGCCCAGGAACGCACCGAATGGCATCGAGTGGTGTTTTTTAACCGTTTGGCAGAAATTGCGGGTGAGTATTTACGCAAAGGCAGTAAGGTTTATGTGGAAGGCTCATTGCGCACGCGTAAGTGGTCTGATCAGCAGGGCGTAGAGCGATTCACCACCGAAATTGTTGGCAGTGAAATGCAGATGCTCAGTGGCTACACAACAGATGGACGAAAACCAAGCCCACCAGGCGGGCAGGCTCAGCCGCCCCAGGTTCCAGGTGGGCCACCTGTCGTCCAGGGCGGTGATTTTTATGACGACGATATTCCGTTTTAATCTAACGTAAAGCTTGCAAAAGGACTGCGCTCCGAATGATTTTGCGGCATTTGTCAAACCGAAAAAACGGACGAAAAACGATCAACCTTGTAAACTTCAAAAACCTTCTCGCCGTCTTCATCAACTGGCACTTCGTCAATTGAGCATGGAACAGCATTAAAAGCTGTGCTTGTTTCTGTGCGTCCAATTAACTTGTCGCCATTAACGTTGTATCCGCGCGATTCTGCATCATTGAATTCAACGTAGCTGTCGCAGTTATTCCAAACTATTTTAACTGTGTTCATTTTTATTCACCTCGTTCAACTTAGCCCAAAATTCCCTTACTTTTTTCTCTTGTTCTTCGTCCACGAACAATCCCCTAATCTCTTTTAGTCCCTCGGCAAGCTTCTTCTTGCGGAAGTTGGCCTGTCGCTCCGCATTGGATTTGGGCGCTTTCTCGCCCTTTTCTTTATTCACACACACCAACTATTTCATAAAGTGTGCCGCGAACAATCGTACCGTTTTCATCTTCAATTTTTACCGTTGTATCAATTAAATCCTGAACTGGATTGCCTTTGCTTTCAAACAACATCTCACCGCGAGTACCGTCAACCAAAACTACGTTAAATTTTTGAATTGCCATTTTCATCACCATTTGTTTTTCTGTCGCGTTATTGCTTCAGTGATGTAACTATACTAAATTGTTGCGCGTAACGAAATAAGATTGTTAGATCGTTATGGAATAATCGCCGACGCGCATATAACAAAAAGCAGCGTTTTAATATACAGTTGCTATGCGTTTTTGATAAAAATTTGATCGAAACACGAAAAAATGTTATTGATTACAGTGTTCTGATAAAAAAGAGGCGGTCATGGCTCCATTTTTAGTCGGTTTATTAAGCTCCGGCCTTAGACTTGTGGCGAACGCGGCCTTGGCCAAGGGCAAAGATTTTATTAAAGAGAAAACTGGGGTAGACCTGGAAGCGGGCAATCTCAGTGAGGAGGATGTGCTCAAACTGAAACAATTTCAGGCGGAGCACGAAGAGGAATTGTTGCGCTTGCAGTTGGAGGACAACAAGCTCAGCTTTGAAGAAACTAAGGCGTATTTGGCCGATGTGCAGGATGCGCGTTCCAATCAAACACTCATCCAAACCAGTAATAATGCGCCTTGGTACGTTAAAGGTGTGCAACCATTTTTGGCGGTGTTAGTGGTGCTGGCGACCATCTTTTTGTTTGCTGTTTTTGTTTACGCCAGTGGTGATAGATTGGACGCAAATGGCAATCCGATAAAAGCCATGAACGATACCCAAAAAGACATTATTATTTATATTTTGGGCGTATTGTCCGCCGCCATTACACAAGTTTTAGGTTATTACTTTGGCAGCTCTAAAGGCAGCGACGATAAGAACAAGAGCATAAGCGAGATTTTGAATAAATCATGAGCGATAATTTAGATAAAATTAGCGAGGCGATTCGGCAGGCACAGAACAGCTACATTATAAGCGGTTTTGTTGTTGCATTTTTTGCGTCGATAATTCGCGTGTTTCGAGACGACAAAGAAATAAAAGCTGCGAGAATTTTTCAGGAGTCAATGATTTGCGGATCGATAACGGTTACAATTAGCGTGGGAATCATGGCATTGATGAGCTGGTTTGATGTAGAACCGTCAAAAATTGGGGTTGTTGTGTATTACGCAAGTTTGTTTGTTGGTGGGGCCGTCGGAAATTTAGGCAGTACATACGTTAGGTCGTTAGCAAAAAAATTAACAACAAAAACATTTGATTAACTTTTTACACTAAAAATAGATTAGGCATGGCTAAAAAACTATTTACAAAAGAAAATCAGCCACCGGGCGAGAGAAAGTCAGTGCCAAAATTCCGCACGTTAATGCTTAACGCGTTAAAAGAGCGAGGGGTTGACGAAAAGGGTTTTGTTCGGGAGCTGGTAAACAAAGCACTTGAACCGGGTCAATCTCAGTCTGTTTATCTATCTGAACTGTTAAAACGATATGCTCCAATACCCAAATCCACATTGGATACTGTTGTAATATCAGATTTTAACCAAATGACAACAACACTACAAAAAGCAGAGTGCGTTTTTAATGCAATGGCAACAGGACAAATACCGCCGGACGTAGGCAGTATATTTATTGAGTCGATAAATAAAATTATAGCGATAGAAGAAATTACAGAAATCAAAACACGCTTAGAAGCGTTAGAAAAATCAATTAATAGAGAGGTTAAAAATGACTGATATAACAGCAGGATCATCCCTTAATCTTACACTTATTGCAAATCAGACATTAAGAGTTGTGGGTTTTGCAGATGTTACAATAGATAACGCGGGTCACACAAGCGTAAGCGGTGAAGGCGTTTTTGGGCCTTTTGATAAGATTTCCAGCATCAAAATATTAGCTCTAACAAATTGCGAATATTTTGAATCCACGCCTGAATTTATAAAATCTTTTGCGCAAACAGGAAGAATAGATTCTGCCGTTTATTCTGCGTCTGGAAATATAATTAGCGCAACAATAGACGGGTACCCTTACGCAGCAACAGAGGACGCAAACGGAAATATAGAAACCACAGAATTTTTAGGAATTACAAAGACGTATGAATGGGAAGTTATGGCGGACGGAGAATATCACATAGCATCAATAACTGTTAATTAACGGGTGATTTATGTTTACAAAAAAAAGAATAACCGAATCGCTACCGATTTCAGTTGATGAATTCTCAAGAAATTCATCAAATTACGTAATTTCAAACGGAGGCGGCGCATCGGGAGGAATAACATCAGAAAATGCCGTTTTGGGCAATTCTCTTTGCGCAAAAGTAGGACTACAAACATCGTCTGTTGGAGTCCCGGTTGGTGGATCTATATCAATTAGAAATTTGAATGTGGTTCAAGTTCCTGCAAATTATTCAATCGCATCAGGAATAACCACGCCCCTGAGCGCAAATAAATTTGGAATTTTATTAAAGGTTCCATCTGACTCAATCAGGCCAACAAATTTATCATCTCCGTATGCCGGGATGAATGGTGCAGTCCGAATGTATGAGCAAACGCCGCCGGGCGGCAACCGGTGGCACTGGGATGTTTCCTATACTAATTTTTTAAGAGATGGGTGGAGCCTCCTTGAGTTTTTTACAGATAAAGCAACGGCGTCAGGAGGAGTTTTGCCGACCGATTTAAAAATTGATTTAAAATCGATGGGTATTTCATTCAGCAGCCAAAATACCGCTGTCGCAAGTACGCCGTATTTTGTACAGGGTGTTTATACTAACTATAGGGATAGGCCAACGGTTTGCCTTACATTTGATGACGGGACATCAAGTCATTACACCAAAGTATTTCCTGAATTAACATCCAGGAATTTAAGTGCTACTTTTTATCTGCACACAGACAGGTTAAATACCGGCGGATTTATGACTCTTGCGCAAGCTCAAGAAATGCACGCAGCCGGTCACGCAATGGCAAACCACGGCGCCAATGAGCCACAAATGGCATTTACGTATGGTTCAAACTCATATTCTGCAGACGGGACAAGGTTGTCATGGCGTCGTTCAACATCTCAGCACATTAAAGATTTAGTTAACAAGGCCAAGGATTTTTTAATTGCAAATAACATGGCCGGAGCAGAAATGCACACTTGTGCACCCACAGGTCAAATCGATGATCATGTAATTGTGGCTCTTGATGAAATAGGGGCTGAAACATGCAGAACAACAGATCCAGGGGATACAACAACAAACAGACTACTAGATTATTCATTTACCTACCCTGTTACTCGATTAAATCTTAGAACAATAGATGCGGCTTATTTAAATTCAGAGCAAGCTGTTTTAGATTCTATTATGGAGGCCGTTTACAGAGGCGGAATGGTTAGCTTAATGTTTCATGCAATTGTTGATTCCGGCGGAACTGGTATAACATTAAATCTTGATCGATTTCAGCGAACTCTTGATTATGTAAAAAAGTTAAGAGATGCAGGATTAATAGATGTGGTTACTATCCCAGAATGGTCAAGAAGGGCTAAATTTTCAGCGTCATCAGCATCAAAGCAATTATATTCACCTGCGCCTGGAATAAATATATCTATTTAAAAAATTAAATGTCTAGAGGTAATTATTTAAACAGGCTTTCAAAGCTCGAAGAGGAGATAAACGAAAGCACTGGCCAAAAATACAGCACTGTATTCGGCATTGTGTCGGATCCAGGAGATCTTATTCGCAGTGTTAAATATTCCGGTAATTCATGGATTGAGGTAGAAGAAAAACCGAATATTTACATTGCTGAAAAACTTGAGAAAGTTTTATACAGTAAAAAAAGAATTGTTGTTGTTATTGGTGGTAGGGGTTCGGCCAAATCAGTTGGCGTTCACGACATAGTTTTAAGCCGTGTGCGTGATCGTGGAGACAAAGCTATGTGTATGCGAGAGTTTCAATCTAGCATTGATGACTCTGTGCACGCATTATTAAAAGAAGAAATTGAACGACTTGTAATGAATGGGTTTGACATTCAAGAAAAGCGAATATTTAGCGATAGCGGAGGAAGTATTAGATATAGAGGGTTGGCAAGAAATCCATCCGGAGTTAAATCTGCGGCAGGATTTAATATTTTTTGTGTTGAAGAAGCTGACAATCTAAGCTCTAATTCCATAAAAACCCTGACTCCAACAGCTAGAAATAAATCTTTTTTTGGAACTCCTTCGGATATCGATAGAAAAATATCTGAAGAAAACGAAATTGAAGATAAATTCAGTGCTGTTCAAATGTTTTTTATTGCTAACCCTAAATCTCAAGCCGACCCATTTTCGCAGCGGTTTATCAATCCATATTTGGATGAGCTGATAAGCAAAGGGATTTACGAAGACGACCTGCATTTAATCGTCATGATGAACTGCGACGACAATCCTTGGTACCGTTTCAGCGGATTAGAGGCAGAGCGAGAGCACGACAAAGCCAACTGCTCACCGGCCATGTACCGGCATATATGGGAAGGCGGCTTTCTGGACGAGGTGGAAGATTCGATTATTAGTCAGGATTGGTTTAACGCGGCCATTGATGCGCACGTCAAGCTAGGATTCAAGCCAACAGGTGCCAAGGTTGTAGCGTTCGACCCTGCCGACACCGGCAACGATGCCAAGGCCATTACCTACCGACAAGGTTCGGTAATTCTCGATGCACGCCAAACCAAAGACGGCGATTTTCACACCGCCACCCTTTGGGCGTGCGATTTTGCCCGCGATATCCAAGCAGATCATTTTGTGTGGGATGGCGGCGGCATGGGCGCAACGCTGCGCAATGAGATTACCCGACAACTGGCCGCCACACGCATTGAAGTGTCGATGTTCAACGGTGCCGCAGGCGTTCGCGCCCCTGATGCTGTTTACTTGTTTGAAAATAAAGGCGTGCCGATACAAAACAGCAAGCCGAACAAGGACACGTTTTCAAATCTACGGGCACAGAAGTATTGGGAGCTGCGCGACCGCTTTTACGCAACTTACAGGGCGGTGGCACACGGCGAATTAACAGACCCTGACAAACTAATCAGTATCAGCTCAAAAATTGAAGATTTAGACCTGCTGCGAGCTGAAATGTGCCGGATTCCTCGTGACAGAGAAAACAACGGCAAAATCAAGATC